CCCCCGCGGCGATGCCAGCCAGCTTGGTCGACTCGGTTGTGCTGATATCCGCCAGCGCAATCGGCTTGCCTGACAGGGTGTTATAGACCGTCAGCGCATTCGCGCCTGTCACCCACGCGCCACCGGAGCGTAGCTTAAAGACGGCGAACGTACCCGACAGGTCGACCCACAGGTCGCCGTCAACGGGCGTGGTAGGCGCCGTGCTCAAATAGGTGACGACGTTGCGGGTTGCATTGGCGGCTGGCTTCGTCGCGCCCGTCAGGTTGGCGAAATCGGCCTGCGCCTCATAGATCGACCAATAGGCGTTCGACGTCGTCGGAAGCGTCGGCGGCGCATTGCCCGCGGTCGCCGTCGGATTGACGTAGAGCCATTGCGCCCCTTGGTTCGCCGCGACGTTGCCCTCGCGGTACGTCGTCGCCCCGACGTAATCGCCGACCGAAACGATGGCCGCAAAGAACGAGATTTCCTGCGCGGTCTGCACCCGCCAGTTCCGCGCGCCCTGCATCTCAATCCGGGTGTACGGCGCGGTGATGTCGTCCTCGTCGCATAGCAGGACGGCCGGCTTCTGCCGCCCCTGCGCATCGAGGGTGATCGCCGGGGTGCCAATGCCCATCCGGGTAACGAACAGCTTGCCGAGCCACGAAACGCCGGCGGCGGCGTTGCACGGCCGCGCCATCTCGTTGACGAGCGCAATGATCGTCGTCTGCTGCGAAAGATAGATGCTGATGTTGCGCGGAACGGCGGTGTCGAGCGCGGTGAGCGATGCACTGTCGATATTGGCCGCGGCGATACCGGCGTTGGCGAGGACGCGCGAGATGATCGCGCCCGTCTTCTGGACGAACCCCGAGACGTTATCGCCCTGGACGTCGGCGGTAATGATGCCTGCGGCCGGCGCGCCGAGCCGGAACATGCCGGCGGCGAGACAGCTTGCCCACCGCCCCGCGGGAATCGTTGCCGCGACAAGAGCCGCATAGGTGGCATAGTCGGCGGTCGCCGCGCCAAAGCTCGCGCCCTTTTCGAAGACACCGTCGAAGGCTTGAACCGCGCCGTAGCCGCTGATCTGATAGACCGCGTTGACCGCATCGAGCAGAACGGGCTCGACGTTGCGCGGGCTTCCGAGCGTCCAAGGCTTGATCTTGCCTTTGAGGTCTGCCCCGCCTTCAGATCCGCCAGTCCCGGCATAGGTCTGCGTCAGCGCCGACACCGCGAAGGGCACGACGTTGACGCCACAGCCGAGCGTTAGCTTCTCGACGGCGCTGTTAAAGCTCGCGACGGTCCCGGTAAAAACGAGGGGCCACGGCCAAGCGGTGCCGAGATCGGCGGCGTAGATATTGATTGTCGCGCCCGCGTAGCGAAACCGCGCGCAGTTCGGGTTTTGCCGCTTCAGGCCGTACATCGCCAACTCGAGCGTTGCCTGTCCGGTGGTGAGCGCGCCGGTAAAGTCGCCCTCGAAAAAGGCGTGACTGAGCGACGGCTTCTTCGCGATTGCGGGCCACCACTGGACGCCGTTCAATCCCGTCATCCGCCGATCGTCGGCGGAAGCGGCGCGCAAGGTGACGCGGGTCCCCGTTACCGGGTCGAGCGGCGTGACGTCGACAAGGATTTCCATGCTTAGAAGTTCTGGCTCTTGCCGCCGCCGGCGGACCGTAACTGCCCACCGCTGCCGAGCGATTCGTAATTGTTATTGGCGGTGTTCGAAACGATCTCGGCGAGCAGCTTGTTCGTATCGTCGCCTTGGGCCAGCAGCGACGCACGAAGACCCGATAGGCTATCGGTGATCGGTGCGGCGTTGGCGGCTGGCGACAGGCTGAGCGTCGCGGCATCGGCCGGGGTCTGCGCGGTGGCGCCCGTCGTCGCATTGTCGATCGCCTTCGACGTCAGCGACGTAATCTGCGTCAAACGGGTAAAATAATCATTGGTCGAGCCGAACAGCTCGCGATCGACGGCGAGCAACGTGTCGGCCGCGGCCTTGAACTTATCCTGATTGACCGCCGTCCCCGCGGTGATCTGATCGGCGAGCGGATTGAACGCCACCAGCGCCGCCGCCTCGCGGTCGCGCGCCGATAGCCCGGTTGCGGAATTGGTCTGTAGCGACGTCAGATAGTCCTTGAGGACGGTGACGGTTTTGCCTTCGGCGGCCTTGAGCGCATCGGCCCGCTGCAGGTCGTACAACTGCTGCAACGAAGCGTAGTCGCTGGCCGACGCGCCCGCCTCGCCGAAGACGTTTTTAAGGTCTTTGAACTTCTTGTTGACCGTGTCGATTGCCGCGCCGACGGGATCGGTCGCCGCCTTGAGGTCGGTGAACACCGATTCGAACTTCTGCGCCTTAGACGTCTGCGCGGCAAAATCGCCAGCCGCGGTGAGCAGGCGCTTGGTGCCATCGCGCAAACCTTCGACGGCTCCAACATTGATTGCGTTCTTGATCGCCGCGGCAACGGCTTCAGCGGCGGTCGCAAAGGTTTCGACCTCGCCGCCGCCGTCGCCGAACTGCTTATGGAAGCCGAACTTCCCACCATAAACACCGATTTCGCCAAGCTCGGAACTGGCCTTGAGCGTGCCACCAAATGCGCTCGCGAGTGAGTTTAAGGCGGTCGTAAAGCCCGATGCCTCTTGCTTGGAGCTTGCGGTGTTTTCGGCGGCCTTATCGCCGCGCGCGCGATTTGATCCCGCAATCGCCGTGCCGAAGGCGTCGACTGAAAGCTGCGTGAAAGCGCGCGTGTTCACGCCGCCGAAGAGCGAGCCGATGAGCGCGCCCGCGACTTCGCCAACGATCGCCAGTCCGGGGATGCCGGTGATTGCGGTCGCCGCGGCGCCGATGCCCGCGCCGACCCCGCCGCCGACCTTGGCCCCGGTGTTGTTCTTGCCGATGCCGATGCTTTCGAGGGCACTCGTAATCTGCTTGCCCTGCTGGTAGCCGGCGTAAGCGTCGCCAAGGATCGCGCCGGCCTGGTTGAAGATGCCGCTGTCCGCAACCGGCTTGCCGTCTTCGCCCTTCTTCCGATCGTGGTTGATGTTCGTGCCGAGCGCGGTGTCGATCGAGTCGCCAATCTTCCCGAGATTGCGCGATAGGCTGTCGGCGAAGTTCGCGTTGGCGTTGCGGGGCAGGTTTGGGTTTTGCGAGCCGGATCCGCCGCCGTTGAGCGACGACGAAACCGCGCTGAGCGACGAGAATAGCTTGTCGTTCGATGATGCGAACAGGCTGAACCCGGCGCCGAGAATGCCCGCGCCGGCGAAGAGATGGCTGGACTGCGCCGCGGCGACATTGGGGTTATCGACATTGGGAAGCCCCGGGCCATTGTCGTTCGCGCCGCTGAGCGGGCTCGACGCGAGGCGGCCCGATGCGTCCGTCAAACCTTGCCCGAACGCTTCGCCGAGCGCGGCCGGATTACGGAGCGCGTCGGCATTTTCGATGAGCGCTTGCCGGACCGCCTCGAGCGCAACGCTGTTCGCCCCAATCGCGCCGGTCATGCGGTCGCGCGCGTCCTGCTCGGCGTTGCCGAAAATCTTGATCGACAGGCTATCGGCGACGGAATTGCGCAGCGACGTCTGTAGCGACTTGAGGAAGTTGCCGGCGCTACCGCCTGCGAACACGTCGCGGAACGCGCGCTGAATGTCCCCGGCCTGCCGTGCGTACACGTCGACGAGTTCGTTGTTGGTACGCAGCGCCGTCGCCCGCTCGCCTTCGGCGATCACCTGCTTGTTAATGAGGTTCAGGTCGATATTCGCCAAATCTACGCCTTCATGCCGCAGGCGGACGGCGCGCCGCAGCACTTCAGCGGCATCGCTGTTGCCGGCGAGCACGAGATTATCGGTCGCGGCGAGCAACAGGGTTTCGGCGTTCGACTGGCGAAGCGCCTTATTATATTCTTCCTCCAAGGCGGCATTGCGCTGCATATAAATGCCGAGCGTCTGCGCGCCGGCGAGATATGCCCGAAGATTGTCCGTTTGGAGCGTGTCAAGCGCCTCGTCGCGGCGCGTCTCGCTGCTTGTCGCTTTCTTGATGGCTTCGAATGTCTTGGATGCCTTGTTCTTTTCCTCGTTATTCGCCTTGTCAATTTCGGTCATGGCTTTGCCGGCGTCGGCGAGCAGCTTAAAGTTGACCGTGTCCTCTTGGTGCGCGGCGCGCTTACGCTCCCGCTCTTCCTTCGCCGCCGTGCGCTTGGCATCTGCGGTGGATTTAATGCCCTCGATTTCCTGATTGTACGTCGCTTTGATCTGCGCCTGCTGCGCAACGTAATCGTCCTGCTTTTCTGGATCGACCTTGCCCTTGACGACGAATGTCTCGTCGAGCTGCGCCAGCGCCAGCCGTCGACGCGCGGCGGCGGCGGCTTTGGCGTTGGTTTCGGTGTCAAGAGCGTTGACGTCCGCCTGCGCCCTAAGCTCGGCCAGGCTCTTCGGGGCGGCCGTCTCCGCAACCGACCGCCTGGGAATGAGAAATGCCGAGTTTGACGCGCCGGCTGTGGTGATTAAATCTTGGTACTGATCTTTCAGACCCTTCACGCGGACCGTGGCATTGTAGAGGTTGTCGGCCACCGCGTTTATGTCGCCGTTGATGGCCTTGAGGGTGTCTCCCTTAAATGCTTGGGGAAACTTCTCTTGAATAACGTCAAGACTTTTGCGGATTTTGTCGAGCGGAGCGCCGGCATCGACTTGGTTTGCCAAGAGTTTGAGGTCCGCACCGGCTGCTGGATTGAAAAGCGCACCTAAGTTCAACCGACGGCGAAGGTTGTCCCTCGCCTTTTGCTCATCGTCGGTGGCGGCGTTGATCTTGTCTTTCGCGTCGGCGCGACCTCGCGCCGAAGTGAGTTCTATGTTGGCGCCCAGCGCCGCGTTTTGGTTGCGAATTGCTCCGGTGGCTTCTGCGACCTTTTCCTTCAGTTCTTGCTGCGAAATGCCAAGGTCACGGGCGGCCTTGTCGGCTTCGGACTCGCGGGTTGCGAAATAGTAAATTGCGCCCGCCGCGATGGTGAGCGCGGCCGTAACCGGATTGATTTTAGACAAAAGGGCAACGAGGCCGATACGCGCTTCGCTGATGCCTAACGCCGCCGTGGCGAGCGCGGGAAGCAACCCTTGGAAACCGAGAACCATTCCTCCGATTGACAAGGTCGCGCCAACAATAGCGGGCAAAGCCGCCAGCATCGGCAGGACGAGGCTCGCGCCAAGGGCGGTGCCGACGACAACGAGCACGCCGCCAAGTTCGGTCAGGTGATGGGCAAGGTACACGATGGCTTGGGCGCCACCGTTGAGGGCGCCCGTAGTGCTTTCGAACTTGATGATGAGTTCGGCGATGGCCGTCGAAAAGGCGTTCTTCGCCTGACTGATCGTAGTGCCGCCGGCGGCGAGAAGGTCTTGAAGGTGCTTTTCCTCCGCGGCGAGCGCATGAACGAGGTCGGCCGACGAGGTCTTACCCGCCGCCGACAGCTTGCGGAACTGATCGACCGTGCCGTCAAACTTCACCGAGTCGATCTTTTTGAGGCCGTCGACGATCGTCTGCAGCAGCAGCGGCGAATCTTTCGACAGTCGCGTAATCTGCTGCCCGATGCGCTGCGCATTCGCGTCGAAGATTTCGGCGATGTTGGTCAGTGCGCCCTGCTCTTGCGAGCCGGTCAAACCCTGAACGGCCGACGTCGTCTGGATCGCGCTGACAACGGGGTTGATTTCGCTGAGCTTGATACCCTGACGCGGGATGACCGTCGCCAGCCGAGAGTAGAGCGCGATCGTGTCAGTCAGCGACGAGCGCGATTGCTTCGCTATCTCGATCGCCGCGGCCTGCGCTTTGTTAAACTCGTACTGGCTCCCGGTCATCGCGCGAAGGCGTGCTTCGGCGCTCTGAATTGTCGAACCGTAGTTGAGGAATGCCGCCCCAGCCGCGATCAGCGCCAGCGGTCCGCCGATCAGCCCGCCGGCGATCCTAAGCACCTCGTTCAAGCCGATCAGACGAGATGCAACGCCGCCAATGCCGCCTTCGAACAGGCGAGCCGCCGCCGCCGCAAGGCGCAGTTTATCGCTCGACTGATCGGCTGCACGGCCGACATCGCCAACGGCCCGCGACACGCTCTCGCCGGCCCTGCGGCCATGGGTTTCGAACTGCGCGAACACCTGCGTAACCTCGCCGTCAAGGCGCGCGCTCAGAGTATAGAGGAAGTCGGCGTTTGAAGTGCTCATATCCCCTCCCTATTGGCTGAAGCTGTCGCCCGACGAAGCGATGACGCTGTTGCTAACCCCGCGACCGGCTCGCCCCCGCAGCAGTTTGCGGATTTCGGTCGGAAGCTCCGCGACCCGCCGCGCCATGATCGCGCGCGGATCAAAGCGGCGCGTGCGGGTCGTGACCTTGATAAGAATGAACGCGACGATGAAGTCGACCCGCCTGCGGCCCGGCCGTATATTGCCGCTGCGCGGAACCTTGAGCGAGCGACCGAACCCGCGCGCCGCGTCGACCTGGACGTTGTGTGCTATCAGGAACGCTTCGCCCGCGTGCTGCTTCGACGGCAGGAAGTGCAGCTTGCCGATCTTCCTCTCGAAACCGCCTGCGATGTAGAGCTGTGGCGTCATGCGCTTGCGGCCGACGCGCTTAGGGATTTCGTCGGTCGCGATCGCGAGCCACCGTCCGCGCTTAGGGACGATCGTCGTGACGCCCTGCGTGTATGCCTCGAGCGCGGCCGCTGTCCGGTCCGAACCGTGCTTCGCGTAGATCACGCCGCCCGCCCGCCATCTGCTCGCGCCGTACAGGTCGGTCCAAGCGTTAGGAACGCGCTTTTTCCGATAGTCTGACGTCGAACGGATGACGTTCGCGAGCTTGCCAAGATGCGCCGCCGACATCGCGGCGCTTATATCTTTCTGCGTGTTGACGACGGTCGTGTCGACCGCGCGCGCCGCCGCAGCGGTAAGCTGCTTGAGCGTCCGCTTGCGCGCGAGCAGGAAGCTCTCGGATGACGGGGGGGAGACGCCGAACTTCACTTCGGCCGGCGCTTGGAGATTTCCATGCCAATAACCCGGAATGACTGGATGAGTTTTTGCGGCTGGTCGAGCAACGCGCCGCCGTCGGGCCAGCGAGCAATGCCGCCCATCCCGTCAAGACAATCCTGATACATTGCGATCAGGTCGCGGTGATCTTTCGTGACGAGCCGCGCCGGGTTTTCGGTGTAGGTGCGGCCCCCGATGACCCATTCGTGCTGTCCGGCCCAGCCGTCGTCGAAGCTATCGGGGTCGAAGCTGACGACGACGGCGACTGAAAATCCTGACGTTCGCCGTTCGTCAGATTCATCGTCGTCAGGACGTGCGCCCAAAGTTGCGTGAACGCGAGCCCGGAAGCCGCGCCCTCGACCTTGTCGGCCACGGCCTTCTTCTCGATCGCCGTCACCGCAACCTCGAGCGCGTCGACCGTCTCGACGGGAACAAGCCCCGCCTCGCGCCGATAAACGACGTCGATGTTCTGCCAGCCGACGACAAACAGCGTCAGCGCAATGCGCGGCGCCATATCATTGAAGTCGACGTTGTCGGCCGTCATCAGCGCGAGGGGCTTGTGCATCCGCCCGATGCTCCGCTGAAGCGCGGCGATCGCTTCAAGCTCTTCCGGCGGAACCTCGGCGTCCTGGTCGGCCGCATCCCACACCTGTTGGATGCGGGCTTTCGCCTCTTCGTACTCGTTCCAATGCCGCTTGAGGCCGCGCAGTAGTTCCTCGCGAACCTCGTCGACGCCGTGATAGACAAGCCCCTCCACCATGCACGCGCGGCGAAAAGCGCGGGCATCGCGCGGCGTGACCGGGCGAAGCAGAAAGACCGGCGGCGTCGCGACGTTGGCGAGGCTCGACGGCGTGTACGAAACGATTTCGTCGGCTGACAGCGGAATCAAAAGATAAACTCCCTAGTTCAGATCATGGATAAAACGGAATGCACAGGCTGATGTCGCGCGAGTAGCCGTCGATGAAGGCGTCGCCGGTATTGAAGATGAACTCGCCGGATGCGTCGGGCGACCGGAAATTGAATCGGGCGTCGGTGACGATGACACCAAAGAAGTTTCCGGTGCCGCTTCCGTACATCGCCATGATCGGCTGATTGGCCTGCCCATTGGCGATGGTGAAAAAGTCCTGCGTCGCCTTCAACACCTGGTTGAGCGTCAAGCTCGCCGCACGTTCGGTGCTCGCCATCTGCGCGGGAGCGTTCCCATCGGACTTGTTCGGGTCGGGCGGATAGGCAACCGTCGCCCCGAAGTTGATGTCGAGGGAGGCGCCGCCCATCGCCACGCCGGCAACCCACAGCTTGCCGTCTCTGAAAGGGCTAATAGCCAAGCCCGGCGCGAGGATCGGCGCCGTGTCGTCAGCGTCCTGCACCAGCGACCCGCTCATCGTCACGTCAATCGACGGCAGAACGGCATTGCTGCGGCTCGAGGTTGGCAGGTTGATCTTGAAACTCGACACCGCCATGCCCGAGCAATCGTAGCGGCGCGTCCCTTGCCACACACACAGCGACAGCGTCGGTACGGCCGATGACGGCGAAAGCTGATAGGCGAGCTGCTTCGGCAACTGATAGTTGGTGGTGGCGAGCGCGGTCGCGGCGACTTCGGCCAGAACCGCGATCTTGGCGGCGCTGTACGAGCGGATCATTGTCAAGTTCTTCGGCAGCGTCGCGCCGAGTCCGTAGAGCGCAACCATCAGTCCCTTGTAGAGATCCTGCGTCGCCGCGGCCGTCACGCCGAGCGTCGCCTGCGTCGTCGTGCCGGCGCCGAGAGCTTCGGGAGCAACCGGGATTGCGGTCGACTGGACAACTTCGGTGAAAGCGGCGGCGCGGAGAACGCGGCCAAGAACGAACGCGCCAGCGGAGGGAACCGTCGAGCCGCCGGGGCCGCGAAGGTACAGCTTCATCGTGACGTCGATCGTCCGCCCGAGCACGGCCGGGCCCGGCTTGTGGATCGTGCCGGTGTATTCGTTGACCTTGACCGTAATCCCGTTGATCTGGACCTTGAGGTCGGCGGCCTGCAGCAGATCGGTCGTGGTGTTCGGCGCGTTGAAGGTGCCCGGCGTCGTCTCGATCGTGACGCCGATGCTGGAATTATGGGAAAGATCGGCCATGTCGGGCTCCTATCTGCAAAAGTGGCGCGGCGCTTAGGCGACGTCGGTGGACGGGATGGCCCGCTGGCTGGCGAAACTCGAAAAGGTCGGCGGCGGGGTCGGCGCGGAAGCAGCCGTCGCGGTCGGGGTGACGCCGCTGATTTCGACTTCGCCGATCAGTATTGCCGATTCCGGCATCGCGCCGGCGAGGGTCCCCGCGCGGGCCGCATCGTGCAGCGCGTTCAGGTCAATCGAACCGTTCGGAAAGTCGGGGGTCTGCTCGGAATGGTCGGTCATGGGCTTATCCTCTTGACTCAGGTGAACAGGCCGGATTGGCCGATGATGGTGAACAGGTCGCCGCGCGGGACGAAGAACGTCGCCTGATAGACGAGGACGTCGTTGCGAATATCGGCGAGGTCTGCCCCGCCGCCGAGAATGCCCGCCTCTTCCAAGTTCTGCAGCATCCCGCCGAGCGTGCGGTCGGCGTGGACGGCGGCGACGATGTTGGCGGAAAGGACGGCGCTGCGGTCGGCTTGCGAGCCGGTGCCGCTGAAGTCCTCGAATAAGTCGAGGCTCATGTCCATTTTGACGATCATCGTCGACTGGTCAAAGAACTCGAATGTTTGATCGCCGAGCCGGATCGCGACGGCGGGCCGCTCTTCGCGGCGGATAGGATCGTCGACGGTGCGGTCGAGCAGCGGCGAAATGCCGAGCGGCGCAAGGATGCGGCTCGCGAAAGCCGCCTGCACCTGGCGCGACGCGGGCGTCACGAGCGACGCTTCAGTGCTATAATCCAGAAGTCGCCATCGGGCTTTTCGAGCCACGACTTCGGATTGTAGCTCAGCCCGTTCTTCGGCAGCGTGATGATGTCCGCCTTTGTCGGCAGACGCACGTCGAGCTTGCGGACCTGAATCGTCGGCTCTTCGACATTCGCGGTCAGATTATCAAAGCCGACGTTGAGATCGGTGTACGCGATATGCGCCCGAAACGGCGGCGCGACTGCCGCGCCGCCGCCCGGTTGATAGGTCAGATCGTCGCCAATGCGGTCGAGCAGGTGGCGGTCCATATCGGCGAACGGATCGGACATTAGACTGCCGGGGCGTCCTCGCCCTTGACCGCCTTGCCGTTACCGGCCGTCGCGGGGATCGCCGCCGCGTCGCCGCTAACGCTCGGCACATAGACTCCGTCGGTAGCGGGGTAGTGATCCGCGTCGCCGACGTCGATCGTGCATTCCGGCGCGGTGCCGACATACTCGGCCGCCTTGTGCTTATAGACGGCCTGCTGTGCCTCGTCGTCCGACACGGCGAAGGTGTTGCCGGCCGTGAGCACGGTCGAACCGAAGCGGTCCTCGAAGCGCGTCCAATCCGCCAGCATGAGGATCATCTGCATCGGGTTTTCTCCTTGAGTTTCTGTCGATCGAGCGCTGCGTGCCATCGGCGGGCCGGCCGAAGCCGACCCGCCAATAGTGCTAGGCGCTGGCGAAGCGCGGGATCAGCGCCGGGCGCGTGACGAGCGGAAGCGGGTTCATCTGCGTGTGCAGCGTGACGAACTTGTCCTTGCCGCTGGGGTCGGGAAGCAGCTTGACGTACCGCTTGAGGCCCGGCTTGTTCGCTTCCGCGATGAAGTCGGCGGGGCCGTAATACATGCGGAAGAGCTGACGGGTGCCCATCAGGATCGGCACGGCGTCTCCCGTCGGCACGAACTTGCGCACCGTCACCGAATTGTCGGCGTTCAGGTTGGTCGCCTGCCCGACATACTCTTCGAACACAACGCCCTTGAAGTTGAACGCCGTCCGAAGGTCGTTACGCAGCGGCTCCTGAATGCTGACGTAATACTGATACGCCTGGATAATCGACGGGTGGCTGGTGAGCGACGCGAAGAACTCAGGCGAGCACAGCACGCGGATCGACGAGTACGTTTCGCCGAGCGAGTTGATCTCGAAGTAGCGCTTGATGCTTTCGATGAACTGCCCGATGTTCGCGCTCGTGTTCGAGAACGGGAAGCTGAACACCGTCTGTGTCAGCCCGAAGTTCGCGAACATGTCGATCAGGGTCGTGCCGTCGGCATCGAGAACCAGCCCCTTGAGCGCGCCCATACGATAATACTCGAGCGTGATGTCGTGCTTGGCGGCGGCGGCTTCGGTCTTCATCATAACGAGGTCTTCAAGCGCCTCGGTCTGATACTCCTCCCCGAAACGGCGAACCTGCTGGATCTCGTCAACGGTGATCTCGTCGTCGTGCTCGACGTGCAAGATGCTGAAGTTGAGCATCTTGCGCTTGGGCGGAGCGCCGACCGTCGCGCCGTTGCCGCCGCGCACCGACGTCTGCAGCAGGTTCAGGATGCCGTTCTTGTATTCCAGCGCGACGTTGATCGACGGGACCGACGTTTCGTGGAATGCCGCGAGCTCGCCGACACGCCCGTACATATTCGGGATGACGTTGATGGCATCGGTGAGGGTGAGGGTGCGGAAACCGTCACCCGAGAAGACGTCGATGAGAGCCATGGCCCTATTCTCCTTGGATAGTGTGGGTGACGGCCGCCGCGGAATGCGCCGGCCGGAAAACTACGCGGCGCGACGAGCGATGATGCCGGTCGTCGTTTCGAGCAGGGTGATGCCGGCCGCGATCTGCAGCGCGGTCGTGAACGTCGAGCCCCAAATCAGCGCATTCGCCGAAACCTTTGCCGGGCCGCGCTTGGCGCCAACCGTGACGACGTCGGCCGAAGTGGTGTCGATCTTGCGGATTAGGACCGCGCGCGGCGTTTCGATGCCACCGTTGACCGTGGTCGTGACGGTGCAGACCGAATACTTGCCGGTCGTAACCTCAAGGCCGAGAACGGTGCCGACGTCGAGAACGCCGTTGCCGGTCTTTACGATGATCGTTTCGCGCGAGTAATCGTTCAGCATCTCGTACTTGAGAACGTCGGTGACGTACTTCCGCTCAATGAGCGTGACGGGCAAAGCCATGACTTAATTTCCCTTCTTCGGTGCGTGGCGCTCGGCCATGCGGGTTGCGACATTTCGTTCGGGAGTCTTGCCGCCATCCGGCTTGACGTCGGGGTTCGGCGCTTCGGCGGCCATGCGGGTTGCGAATGACGTCACGGCGGCGGCGGGCAGCTTGCCGAGCAAGGCGGTGATCTTGTCCGCTCCCATCGTGCTTTCGGCGAGCAAGTCGACCGCGGCGTCGGTCCGGCCCGCAGCCTGCGGCGAGCGGAGAACCGTGGCCCAGCGCGCGTTCGCCGCTGCGGTCGCCTCGGCGGCCATATCCTTTTTCTTGTCGGCGTCGTCGGCGTCGTCGTCCGACGGGCCGCCCTTGTTATCGCCGTCGCCGTCGTCGGTCGCCGGGGCCGCCATCTTCTCCTTCGGCTTGTCATTGCCGGGCGCGGCGTCTTCGGGCGCCTCATCCGCGCCGCCGTCCTTCTTGTCCTCGTCGTCGGGCGCCATCGCGTGTTCGATCGGGGCACTCATCGCGCCGCGCATAATCCCGCGCATGGCCGCACGAATGCTTCCCGCCTTCTGGCCGGTGCTCATGGTCGTCTCTCCTTGGTAGAGTTCAGAGGGTCGCGAGCAGCGTCGCGAAGGTTTCGATTTCGGACCCGACCGCATCGGCGAGGCCCGCTTGAACTGCGTGGGCTCCGGTGAAGCAGCGCGCTTGCGTGTCGAGGATGGTTTCAATTTTCGTGCGCCGACCGCGCGCGACGGTATCGGCAAACAACAGCCGGGTTTCATCGCACTCGGCCTGAAGTTGGGCGAGGACGTCGGCGGCAAGCGGTTGGTAGGGGTTGCCGTCGACCTTGTGTTCGCCGCTATGGATGAGCGTGACCTTGACGCCATCCTTTGCGAGCGATGCGCTCAAATCACAGTGCATCATAACGACGCCGATTGAGCCGACGCCGGCGGTTCGCGGCAGGATGATGCGATCGCACTGGCTGGCGAGCGCATAGCCCGCACTGTACGAAGCCTCATTCGCGAACCACCAAATCGGCTTGCCGCCCATGCGCTTCGTGCATGACGCGAGCTCGTCGGCGAAGTCGAAGCACCCCGACACTTCGCCGCCGGGCGTGTCGCCTTCAAACCAAATCGCTTCGACTTCGGCGTCGTCCATCGCCGTTCGCAGCTTGAGCGCGAGCTGGTCATAGCCGATCATGCCCGACCACGGATCAACGCCGCCGAGCTTGTGAACCAACGTCCCTTCGACCGGGATAATCGCGACGCCTTCGCAGACGTCGTATATTTTGCGCGCGGTCTGTTCGCCGCTCGAACCGACAAGCGCCATCTCGTCGAGGTCGCCGCGTGCGAGGATGCGAGGACTATCGTCGAACGCCAAGGCGCCGATGCCAAGGCGGTTTGCCAGCGCCGCCACCAGCATTTCGGCCTTCTCCTGGCGCAGCATCAGCGGGACGTTGAGCAGCCGTCCGGCAACGCGGGCAAAGCGGCTGATTGTCATTCCTGCCCTCCGGTCTTGCCGTTCGCTGCGCCGCCGCCCGGCGGTGCGTCCTGTTCCGACCCGATTGGAGCCTCGCCGCCGTTGCTGATCGCGGGGAGCGGCGTCGGCGGCCACGGAATGCCGTAGCTTGCGGCGAGTTCCTTTTCGACCGCGAGTTGCGCGAAGTGATCTTCGGGACTGCGGCCGTCTTCGGCGAGAATGTCCTGAAGCGTGTCCTGTCCGCTCGCGAGGCCGATTTCGACCGCCTTCTTTTCCTTGAGCGGGTCGATGTAGCCGCGGCCGGGGCCGGTCCAGATCAGGCTGCAATAGGCGGCGCGCGCTTCGTAGAAACTTGGTGCGCCAGCGGGCAACACAACGCGCCCGGTTGCGATCGCCTCTTCAAGCCAGCAATCAAACATCGGCGTCAGCACGCCGTCCGAGAATAGCTCGAGCGCCGCCGTCGTCGATTTCCACGCCTCATTCAACGCGGCGCGCGCGCTCGAATAATTGACCTGGCTCCAATCGAACGAGAGCTGTTCGTAGGTGAGGTCGAGGGCCGATGCGACGTGACGCAGAAACACCCGCTGGGAAACTTCAAAGTCTCCGCCGGGGCCGTCCGGTTTGACGGTTTCAAACTTCTCGCCGGGCAGAAGGTGGCCGAGCCTCGTCCCATTCAACTGATAGTCGCGCTGCTCATAAAAGGTGTTCTGGAATGCGGCATATTCTTCAAGCTGCGTGAGGCTCGCATTGTCCTCGCCGGTTGGCGCTTCCGTCAGCGCCTTAAACATCGTGTCCGCGGGCAACGCGGAGGTAATGAAAGCGGCGAAGGTCGCCTTGATCGCGGCGTTCTGCAGCTCGAGGTCGTCGCGGGTTTCGAGCATCCGCAGTTTCTTGAGCACGGCAACCAGCTTCGACATGCCGTTCGACTGTTCGGCCTGCTGCTGATCGAACCAATGAATGACGCGCCGGCGGCCCCATGAGGTTTCGGCGGGAACTCGCGTCCAGAGGAACATTTTAGTCGGATCGGCGAGCAGCATGTCGCCGGGGTGAGCGTTGCGGATATTGTAGGCGACCGGCGCGCCGTACTGGTCGATCTCGATGCCGTCGCGCAGCTTGTAGCTGTTCGGCATCGAGTAGGGGTTTGAAAGCCGAACGGGGTCCACCAGCATGAATGCTGTCGCGTAGCGGCCGCCACGGCGGGGCAGGTTGAGCGGCAGAGCGAGACAGCGCCCGTCGACAATCCAATGCCAGAACAGGACGCGCGCGATGCCGCCGAAGTTAAGCCGGCGACCCGCGTCGACGTACTTTCCGGGATCGCGCGTGTAGAGCCGCCATTCGGCTTGAATCTTCTTTCCCAAGTCGCGCGCCTGATCGTGCGTAATGCCGAGGGCTTCCGAATCGGGCGTTGATTGCACGCGGACATTCGGCCCGAGGACATTGTCCAGCTTCCGCGCTATGGCCGCCTGCGTCCACCCGCTGTTGCGGACCATGTCGCGGGTCCGCGCGTCGATCGTCCACCGTTCGCCAAGCATCGCGCCGTCAGGCGAGCGAAGCGACGGGTTCCACGCGCCGAGCTCGACCGACGTCCGCGATCCGGCATCGAACGCGCGACCGCTAACGCCTGTTAGATATGCCGACTTCTTCAACGGCGCGACTTCACTCACCGGAAGCCGCCAAACATCGGGCGCATCGAGCCGCGCGGTGTCGGCAGCGTTGGATCGCCGCCGGCCATAACCAATGCGATCTTGCCGGACAATTCAGTCAGATAGTCGCTTAGCGTCGTGACATCGGCCTGCGTGTAACGAATGCGCTTGCCGTCGCGCCACACGTCGACGACGCCCCGACCAAGCCGTAGTTCGTGAAGCGCCGCGTCGGCGTCGGCGTAGCGCGCCTGCAGCGTGGCAAGATCGAGTGCCATTATCTTGCCAGCCTTTCCATTAGCGCCTGTCGGCGGTCGACTTTCGGCGCTGCGATGGCAGGCATTGCCGCGCCCGCCGCTATAGTCGGCTGCATTTCGGTATCGGCGACGAGTTTGATCGGCCTGGCCCACGATGGCGGGCGACGGAGCCAGTCAATGCTAGGGCGTTCGGGCTTGAGCATCTGCCGCGCCGCTTCGGCATAGACGAGTAGGTCGAACGTCTCGTTAGGGCCGCGCCGCTCCCACTTGCCGTCGAGCAGCGTTTCGTTCGTCATCTCGTCGAGGTAGCGCGGGTCGAAATCGACTGGCAGGTGCAGATAGCCGGGACCCGGGACGTCGATAGAAAACCGATCGGCGATTAGTTCTTTAAGGCGGTGAACGCCTAGATCGTATTCGGTGACGGGCGGCGAGATCGGCTTGCCAAAGTCGTCCTTATTTACCTCGCGCCCGTTGCCGATTTCGGGAGCCTTGGCGAACCGCGCGCCTTTGATGAGCCGCAGTCGATATGCCAAGTCGCCGGCGCACGGCCCGAGCTTCATTTGCCGCCCAAACTCGCGCGCCTTCCACGTCCAGCCGGGCACACCGCCAGTGTCGATCGCGGTTGAGGCGATCGGCATTCCCCGCGTCGGATCGTGCGCCAGCGGATAAACCGCGCGCATGACCTTGTCGCGGATGATGAGCGCATCATCCTGCCGCATCCCGGGCGACAGGCTGCGTCCGTCGGGTCCCGCCTTTAGGGTGAAGCGGTCAACGATGACCCCCTCGCCGTCGTGGCCCCAGCCCATCACCAGCACGTCGAACTTATTGCCGCCGACGTCGACCGCGGCGGTAAGAAACAGAACCCAGCGCGGGACCGTCTTGAGCCTGTGGCCCGCTTGTCCGGCCGCGTCCGCATCGTTGGTATCACGGGCCCGGCGCTTCAACTTTGCCGGATCGACCGCCCCACCGCCGCCCGAATAGACTTCGCCGAGCGACTTTGCCGTGACCTCGCGCAGCCGTTCGTGCTTGCCGGTATTCTCAAAGAACACGAGCGCGCCGACATATTCTCGCGCGAGCTGACCCCACGAAACGAACGGCGACATCGTGCCGTGAATCCAGAAGCCCGCCGTATCGTTCGGCCGAATGCTTCCGGTGACGGTGCCGTCGGTGGCGATTGTCTGTCCGTCGAAAACCCATTTGCCGAGCGCCAGCATCCCGGCCTTCTCGTCGTTGCCGATCGCCACGCCGCAATGCGGGCAGAGCAGGCACGCGGTCGCCTCGACGTGGTCGAGCAAATCGTCGCCGGACATTCCAGACGGCCTATCGAAATCGAGAACCGAACGGATTTCCGCCGTGGGGCATGGGCTCGACCATCCTTCGCATTCGGGGCAAGGCCACCACCAAATCCCGCGCGTGGATTCGAGCCACGCCGCCGAAATGCCGTCCGACCATCCGGCGTCGGGATGGCTGCAGAGATATGCCTTGCCGGTGTTGCCGTAGGCCCGCGATCGGATCGCGACCTGTTGGCGAAAGTTGGTTCGTAGCGACTTCCTGAAACCGTCGATTTCGTCGCCGACGATGAATGGCGCCTGTCGTCCGCGGACCGTGTTCGTGTTCGCCGGTAGGATCTGGATAAACCGACCGCCGACCCGTTTCAGCTTCCGCTTATTGTCGCTTGGCCGCTTGCCTACCTGCGCGGCGATTTGCGGGTGCAGTTCGAAAAACGGCGCGAAGGTCACGTCGGCGTAGGCTTCGACGTCGGCTTCACCCGGCAGATACCAAAGCACGTCGGTCATCGGCCCGTACTTGAGCCGCTTGAACAGCGCATTCTCCGGGGCCAGAGTCTTCCCGGTCCTGGCCGCTCCGGGCACGACCACCGCCCTAATAAGCGGGTCGTCGAGCGCATCCTGAACGCCGTTGATGTACGGTGTCATCGTCGCCGACCACAGCCGCGCCCCGCCGGTCGAGGTCGGTAATAGCCGCCCCTGCGCGGCACATTCGGTGATCGAAATACGTTCTGGCGGTGTCAGTAGGCCAAGTGCCGCCGCTACTTGGTCAAGTGGATCGGCGCAGTAGCCATCGCGGGCTAGGCGCTCGAGGTCCGCTTCGATGTCACGCTGCGCGCGCGACACGCTGGCTTTCGAGATAGCGAACCATCATGCCCTGAAGGTCGACGAGCAAGGTCCGCATCCCGTCCTCCACCGCCAGCCGTACCGCCGCCGGCCATTGTCCCGCCGGGTCGATCTTGCCGACGAGGCCGAGGACGTTGCTTTGCAGACTGCGGTGATAGTCG